TGCGGCGGTAAGCTCTGCGTAATTCATGATTAACCCATTGGTCCGCGTGACATAGTACCCTTAATTGCCGCACCAACACCACGCATTTTAATACCAGATGTTTTAACACCTTTATCGGCGGGGTTACCTTGGGACACGCGGTTAGCCGCGGACTTACCTGTTACTTTATCAGCCGCAACATTGTTAGGGTCTTGCATTGTGGGTAGCTTAGGGGTAACTTTCTTACCTTTCATGGTGTGTGGCTCCGCGTATACGGCGGCTTGTCCTACTTCTTTGCCGCCCATCTTATGTGAATATTTGGCCATGATTAGCCCCCTTGGTTAGCAACTTTAGCCAGACCACGACCAACTGCCTTCATCTTCTCTGACGTAACACCTGCGGCTTTTTTACCACCGCCCATCATGCCTTTTTTGGCACCGGAGTTAGGAAATATTTTTGTGTTAGTCTTGCCAGTCTTTGTGACACCATCTGCTGATGATCTGTAACCCATGATATATCCTAAGTAGTGAGCACGATAACAGTGCCGAGGTTTATGTTTAATTGTAAAGCATTTGGTGTTAATCCACCATCCCTAGCCCCACCTACTGGCGCCCAACCCCATTGAAATATCCTGCTACCACCTGACGGGTCGTTATTTATACTGTTACCCGATACAACATACGAGGTGTCAGGTCTAGGATTACGCACGGCTTGCGGGTCATTTACAGGCACTTCACCCAAAAACGACTGTGGGTGGGGTTTTTCCCAACACCCTGAGCATACTAATATATTTGTCTGGGTGCGCTTGACTGTTATCTTTCTTAACGCCCGTAGCTTATATCTAAACCCACACCTGTCGCATTGCGCAATTGCAAATTTTCCACTGGCAAACTGGTTAGGCATTTAGTACCCCGACACCCTAGGTACGAACCGAATCGGTGCTTTTTCACGGTCTTCGTCTTGCGCCATCTGTAACTGCTGTTCGTAATCCATCTTTAACTCAGCACGACGACCGGGGTCTACTGTCGTAATTTTCATTGATAGGTAGTATGACAACCCGGCTACGATGCAGTTTAAGAACCTGAATGGGATGTCCATAGTCTGTGTACCACTATTACCCACATCTTGAATACGACGTAACCGCCAGTACACAAACGTATATTGCGAGCCGGGGTCGTTGGGTGTAGGCCATACAGAAATCTTCGGTGCTTGCACACCTGTTGGGGTAGTCGCACCACTTAAACGTTGGACCCAGACCTGTATGGGGCGCCCTGTGGCGTTTTTGTTTGGTATCGTCGCATAGGTAGGTTCAGCAATACGGGAAATGTTAATATCCGTTTGGTTTTGCCCCGCGCCCGTGCGTATCACCATGTCCATCAGGTCTATGGTATCTATAGGAAGATCATACGTAGATTGGCCAGTCACCATAGGGATGGCACCTTCTTCAATCGTCCAGAGATTTATACCCCTATTAGCCAACTCAATTGTCAGCAAGTTTAGGCTACGTCTCGCGGTTTTTAACTGATACCCCGTGCGCAACTCAGAGCCGCATCTCTCGTGTGCTTCTTCAACTAAATCAGATATATCAAGATTAAAGTTCGCGATGCCGGATGTGGTCATTATCTAAACCCTGCTGTTTTCTTTGCAATACGCTTTGGTTGCGCTACAAATTGTTTACCGGAAGCCTTGCCCGCCCGTTTTGCTTTCGTCGTTGCCGCGTACTCCGCAGGGGTTAATGCTTTAATCGCTTTTTCAGGTAGATACCGCTCACCTGTCTTTGAGGACTTCTTACCAGACTTGGTAGTCCATTTCTGGTCACCCCAATTTTTGAGCGATTTTTGAGGAGCTTTCAATCTCGGTAACCCCCGCCTGCGGCCTTGTATTTCTTTGCTACTAGTTGGGCCTTGCGAGCTGACCATTTTCCACTTGCTGTACCTTGCGTTGCCGCAGATTTTACTTGGGACACAATACGCTTACGTAACTCAGGCTTAGTATAGTTCCCTGCGGCGTTTACTTTGCCGCCATCGGCGTACGAGGTTTTACCCTTCGGCATTTTAGACTCTAAAATAGCACCCATACCCCGACTTGGTCTCATTACACAAACCTACCTTTAGTCTTACCTTTGACTGCACACCCATCAGCCCGCTTGGATGCCGAGCTAACACTACCACCTTTGGCTTTCTTCACAGGCTTTTTACCCGCACCAATCATGTCGCGTAGCTTGTCATATGCATCACCTACAGCTTTACGGGGGGCTTGGTTTTCAGCTTTCTCAGCTTTCTCAGAGGCCACACGCTCTTTCTCTTGCTTCCTATCCATAAGCATATTTTGTGCTTCTTGGGGGATTTTATCAGCCATGATTAACAAGCCTTTTTGGTTTTACCACCCATGGCCATTTTGACCATAGTAGCTTTTGTTTTACCACGAACCGCACAACCATCAATTGAACCACCCTTCTTTAGGGTTGATAAGTTAGTCTTCTTACCACCATGCAACTGTTTATCATGCATACCAACCGCTTTCTTGGTCATGGCCTTGTCCTGCTTCATGTCGCTCTTTTTCATCATAGTTCCTTATTTGAATATTTTGTCTGCTAACCACGATATAAACGCACCAACTCCTGCGGCCGCACCACCTACATACATCAAAGTTCTCCAGCCACCCTTGGCTTCCGATAAAGTCTTTTGTATATCTGACAAAGTTTTCTTTATTTCGTCCATGTCTTTGACCATCTTATCCATATCAGATTGCAAATGCTTAATGTCACTAGCATGCGTAGCCAGTTCACGAGCTGTTTTAATTGGATCATCCATTTAACATTTCCACCGTTTGAGACTTGCGGCTTTGCGTGTGGGGCGGCCTTTCTCGTCCTGCATAGGACCGGGCATACCTGACATACGTGCACAAAATGATTTTTTACGAGAGCCGCCTTCAGGCTGTGGGGCCTTTAGATTAGACCCAGTTGCGGCGTTGTACTTAGCTCTGCCTTTCGCAGTTAAGCCAGCCCCTTGCTTTGTAGGAAGCTTTTCACCACGGCCTACTGCGAGTACGGGGGTTTTCTTAGCCATAGAATACAGTGACCGCGTTAATGTTTGTCATAACTACGTACACCATATTGGGAGCTAGTAGCCCTTCACCGGGAATCATAAAGTAGTTGGTATAAATGTCCTGAGCGGTTAACTCAAGCGTGACCAACCATCTTCCGGTAGTGACATAACGACAAGCCGCACCAGCAGTGATGGTAAATGAATTAGGACAAGTGATCGTAAATGTATTTGGACCTGTTACCGTAATAACTGGGTTGCCACAAGTAGCAATACCACCCGTGCCTCGGGCATAAGCAATCCCAATTTGCTGTCCGGTCGTTAAACCATGAGCGCTTTTGGTGACCGTAATAGTGTTGCCGGATTGCCCGTATGTAGCCGCTATAGGCGCAGTTGGAGTGGCAAATAAATCAAGTTGCCCTTCGGTGTCTGTGCCCTTGACGGAAATTGACTTTACCCGCGAACGGTTATTGAAAACAATAAACCCGCTTTGGCCTACGTGCCCACTAAGAACGTCTGTTTGCATCATAATAAACTCCTAATTTGTTAAGAGTTATTAACCTGCTGATACGGTCAAAACGCCTGAGTCACTCCACAGCTGGCCAGCAACCGCAGGGTCAGCAGTAGGTAAACCTGAAAGAATAACAACACCAGATGCTGAAAGAGTGGTTGCTGTTACAGAACCTGTAACGGTACCGATGAAGCCGTTTTGTGATGTAACTGGGCCGGAGAAAGTCGTTGAACTCATTATATTTCCTTGTATTTGCAGTACTTCGTTCTATAGTCTCTGCAACGTCCGCTGGGGCGGTCTATAGAACTGGAGTTTCCCCAGTATTAATGTATTTATACTACTATACGGAATCAAATGCAACAATTATAACGCCATATGCCTTATAAAGACCCAGAAAAACGTCGAGAAAAACAACTAGAGTATAGCCGTAAGCACTACGCAAACAATCAATCAACTTGCAAAGCTCGTAGCCAAGCCCAACGGGTTAACGCCAAACGCAAGTGGGCGGAGTTTAAAGCAACACTAAGCTGTGTTAAATGTGGGTTCGCTCACCCACAAGCCCTAGACTTCCACCACGTCGTACGCTCCCCCGATAATGTGCATTTACATAAACTTATACGCAATAGCGCGTACCGCCGCGCACTAGAAGAAATTAAAAAATGTATCGTGTTATGTGCAAATTGCCACCGAGTACATCACCATGACGAACGCAATCGTGGTTAAGCCCCTGTAAACGAGAAACACGCCCCTGCAAATGTAGCCACAATAGGGTTTTGGTTCAACCGCACAAACACATCTTGTAGTTGATCTTGGCACCCTCGTTCGGTGTAGCCCGGATTACCTTGTGTAAAATCACAATCACCATTTACTAGACACACAAATAGTATTGGTATCCATATCGTCATGATAACCTCCATATATACGTTTTACTATACCCCTTAATTTCCTATCACGCAATAAAAACCCCCGCTTTTTGGGCAGGGGCTAGACTAGCTAAAGTACTGATTCTAGGGCTTAAGCGCCTGCCGAACCATACATACCAAGTGCATCTGACCAGCCAAAGCTGTAACGCTCACGAGCTTTGTAACGAACATTTCCAGAATCGAAATCTCCATCCATACCCGTAGACATAGGGGCACGAACAAAGTGTTTTAATCCGTTTGGAACGTCGGTCTTTAAGAACCATGCATTGGGGTCGGTCAACCAGTGGTTAATGGTGTAGCCTTGTGGGATAGAACCATTATTTTCGATAGCGTTGATGTCGTTATCGGCCGTACCCACACGAAGCTTAGTTTCCAACAAACGTGTTGCAACGAATTGCAACTGAGGAGGAACAATCAACTTCAATGGGCGAGCGGCGATTAAGAGACCACGCTCATCTGTCCAACCAGCGATCTGAATAACGGCGTTCTCGAGAGAAGTTTCGTTAAGGTCAGCGGCGACTGCTGGGACGTTACTGTTGACACCACCAGATACTAATGGGTGTGCGGCTGAGAACAATGAAACACCATCACCACCAGCATAAGATGAGCTAAAACCGTTGTTTAAAGTTGCGGCGGCTTTAACTTGCTTGGTGTACGCCATACCGCGAGCCAAGGCTTTTGTGTAACGAGCTGATAAAGAGTCATAGAGGTTGTCCTCAATTGCTTCTTCGGTCAAGCTGAAACCTAAAGCGATAGTTTCGTGGTTGTAACGTGAAGTCCAAGCTTCTTGAGCATTGTCATAAGCCATCGCAGAGCCTTCGGACTTAACCGGGGCGGCTGAGAAGCCTGAGAGCTTGGTCTCTTCTTCAAATGAACGGTCTGAAGTTTCAGTGTCATAAATCTCTTTATGCTCTTCGCCGTATTGTGCGTACTCTAAACCGAACAATGCGTTCAGGCCGGGGAGTAACTCTTTAAGTAGTTGTGCGCGTGAAATAGCCATTATCTAACTCCTTATACGCCAGTAGTGTTGTTGTACTGGTGCGTATTGAGCTTAACTAACAACTCAACAAACGCGTCAGCGCCAGTGGCAGTCTCAGGAACGACAGCAATAACACGAATAGGTAACGCGGCAGTCGTGCCTTCTGAACCAGCAAGAACTGACACACCTGAATCACCAGTATTAGTATTACCCGCACCTTGAATGACCGACATGTTCGAGCCTACAGATGCTAAAGCGGCAGTTGAAATAGCACTAGAGCCATTAGTAACCGCGACTTTAAACAATGCGTTGGCATCGTCCACAACATAAGCAACAGCGTCTGACGCAACTGTGCCAGTAGGCCAGTATTGTGAGGGTAGAGGTTGCTTGGTCGTTGGGTTTGTGAAATAACAACCCATGAATACACCGACTGGTGAACCAGTTGTGGTGCCCGTAAACTTCTGAATTGTACCGCCCGCAACAACTTGAACCAAATCACCCGCAAAGATGTTTGCCGCATACCCAGATGCGATCTTGATTTGACGAGTAGCACCTGCGTAAGGCATACCATCAATGCGGTTAATTGGCTTTAGGCCGTAGGGAGCGCTAACAGTAGGATAAGCCATTTGTTAACTCCAATATATAAAATTAAGAACCATTACCAAAGCTTGTGGTAGATTTCCGCTCGGCAAAGAGTGGCATTCGCGCATCGCTTTGGCGCATATAGCTGTGGTCTACACCTTCGACTTGATGACGATTTTGGTTTGCGTAATGGGTATTACGTTGGTCAACAAATTCTTGAGGAGTCTTACACAACAACAGACCACCACTCTCGATATTATCTTTGAACCGTGAGTTGTGATCTAAGAACATTCGCATTTGTGGTTGCTCTGAAGCTTTGCTGGGTTCCCAGCCTTCGCGCAGTTTAGCAGAAAGGTTGCGTTGGTCAGCTACGCCGTTAAGTGTAACTCTGACCCAGTGATAAGCATATCCGGGTTCTTTTACAATTGCAGGTAAAAGTTCCGCGGGCTTCCAAAATTTTGGACGCTCTACTTGTTCACGGCCTTGTGCTTCGCGAGGGATTCGGTTATCAGCCATTTTCTTTCTCCAGTGCAATCATATTTTTAGCGTATAGCTCAAGGGATATTCCTAACTTCTTGGCCACGTTTTGTTGCGTTTGCGTCAGCCTAATTTTCTTAGGTACTGACGTGCGTTGCGCCGGAGCAACAACGGATTTCGGGCGACTAGCTTTTGGAGTTTCTTCCACGTCGTCGAAACGATCAGGAAAGGCCTTCCGCATTGCTGTGTCGATTTTATTATAATACTCATCAGTCTGGGTATATGCTTCGCCATACTCATGCATTAGCTTTTTATGTACCCCTTCTGCGTATCCTGTCATATCCTCTTCACCGGGCTTATGGAACCACTGGTTCTTTTCCGCCCAATTTAATACTCGGTTATCAAGCCTAGGCTCAGGTTGACGTATGTTTTGATTATATACAGGTTCTGGAGCTTTTTGCAACGGTTGGGGTCTAAAGTTATTTACCTGTTGCATTTCTAACTGCGCATTTAGCATTTCTTCTTGCGCGGCTACTGCGGCATCAGTATCCCCAATATCCAAAGCGGCCTTCAATTTTGCCTTGGCGGCGTTGACCCCATAGGTGGCTAACGACTTAGATTTATCAATGTATGCAGTTTGACCTAGGTTTACATACTCGTTTAAACGTTTGTTCTCATCTGCCATCAACTTAGCCACGCGCTCGAGCTCTACCTTTTCACGGGTAAGCGCTTCGGCTTTACGGCGTTCATCATGACGCGCATGGGTTAATTCTTTTAGGCGCTTTTGAACCTTAGCGCTGTATTCATTAAGTTCGTCCTCGCTGGGCTCCTCTACTTCTCTATCCAGAGGTTTACGATTACGGTCTTGAGGTGGGGTATCGTCAACGATTTCGATTTCAGGCTCTACACCCTCTAACTCTAGCTCGATGGTTTGCTCGTCCCCCTTACTGTCTACCTCGTCGGGGAACTTATAGTTTTCATATTTAACCATTATTTACTCCTTATGCAGCGAAAAATCGCTGTTGATGTTTGTCGGATTTTGATTGATTCCAACGCGCGGGGACAACTTGTAGGTTGTCATATGTGGTTAATCCACCCTTAGATATTGGAACGATGTGGTCAACATGCCACTTTGTGCCACACAGTTTATTGCGCAATTTCATTAATCTAATTGCCTCCGATAATGCAAACGCATCAAGCTCGGATAAACTGACCATAGACGCCCGACGTTTATGGCTGTACCTAGCCCTAGCTTCCGCTCGGGCTTCCGATAAAGTTTTTTGTGCCCTTCGAGCTTCTACCTCTGCCCTACCGCCAGACATTTGATACGCTAAATCTTCTCGTTTTTTACTCTGCTTTCCTTTTTCAGAGGCGTAATATTTGCGTTTTGCTTCTTTTACTTTATCGGGATACTCCGCTCGATACGCTTTAACGGTCTGTCGACCCCGCGCACGGATTTCTTCAGCTTTAGGTCCTCGACGGTGGGCTTTACCATAGGCGCTTTCACACTGTTTACAACTAGAGCGAAGCCCGTCTTTACCGGTTTTTTGCGCCCGAAAAAACACTACCTCTTTTTCTTGTAGGTATTTTGTACAAGTTTTCATGTTACTTCCTTCTCACGCCGCGAGGGTCAGCAACTACTGCCTCGATAGAATCGTCGTTGATTAAGCGAAATTCCTTACCATGTATAACCAGTCTGGAACCCGAATTTGGGCGAACCAATACGAAATCGCCTTGCTTACACCAAGGACCTGTAGGGAAACGCGTTTTGTCGGTGTAACAATCAGGCCCCATAGCTACGACAAACAGCACCGTAGTTAGGATTTCCTCGTAGTGCATGGTCTCGTCGGCTTTTAACAGCCCACTGTCGTACTCTTTCTCAGCTTCCGGAATAGCACATAAAATATGATACCCAGATGGTTGCGGTAGTTGCTTTCCCTTTTCTTGGGGGGTTGCGTCCGTATCTATAACACCCACGACTTTCGGATTATCAGGGTTACTACCTATGAGAATTTCACTCATTACAAACTCCTAAAAAGCGTAACCTACCGGGTTACGAACGGCCCTTTCGGGATTACTGGTCTTGATCGTCTTCAATGCGTTTTCTAAGATCAAGTATGTCTCGTTCTACGTATGCCAACCCTTCAATTACCCCGCACATACGCTTGTATTCCTCAAATGAACCACAACTACCGTTGGCAAGCGCATCGGCCATATCATTCATACGCTCACGTATTTTCTTCTGGATAACGTCTATTTCATTCATTCAGCCGCTCCTTGGGGTTTCTGTGTTTGTTGCATCTGTGCTCGGGCTTTTGCTACGTCGATACCCATACGCATACCGTCGGCTTCTTGGCGAGATTTAATTTCTTCACCCTTTACACCAAGCTTTAACATCTCTAACTGTTGTTGCGACTCAAGCTTTGCCTTGATAGCCGCGGTGTTAGAGCCTACACGTAAACCTTCTTTCTCCATATCTGCCTGCATCTTCTCGCGCTCAAGGGCTAATCTGTCTGCATCAGCGGCTACGTCCGCGATCATTTTCCTCTCTTTAATATCAACTTCTTTCATCTTGATCTGCATTTCTTGCTGTTGCATCTGGACGATTGGGTCTTGCTGTGCCTGTGCGTTTTGCTCCTGTTGGGCTTGCGCTTGGTGCTTTTGCAACAACTGACCTGCGGCTTGGGCGGATAACCGAGCTAACTCGTTTTCCATGTTTTCAGGTAACTCAGCTTTCGGGTCAGGTAGTGTGGCACCCATCTGCTCTTGAATCTTATTACGATACCCAAACGCAATGTGTTCAGTGATATGCGCGTTGGCCGCCTGTAGGAGTACCTGTGCTTGTGGATTCTGCCCCATTAACTTCATAAGTACTGGGTCTTGCATAGCCGCCATATGTACCGCGATGTGGGCTTCATGGTCTTGTGTGATAAACGCTTTAACTGGCTTACCATTTAAGATGTCCATGTTCTCCGTAATCGGGTCTCGTGGTTTCTGGTCTTCATCTAATGGGACTAACTCATCTGCGTCTTTAATACTCAACACTTCTAGCATCTGACGGTGTAACTTAGGTAAGTTATAAATCTGTGGTGCCATCTGCGCTAACTGTATCACCGCTTGATACTGCACGACTCGTTGCGCTAAGGTGCTCGCATTGGGGTCTGATACGGGGATAACCTCAACTAAACTGTAATCCGCTTGACGGGCTTTGCGTGAACCTTCTTCGGGTTGGTAGTCATAGCTAGTCGCCGCATGGTCGCGAATCATACCTGCAAGGAGTTTTAACTCTTGCTTCATCGCGAAGTGCATACGGGCTTGCACGGCTGACATAACTTTCAGGTTACGTTCTATCAACGCTAATGTGGTGCCTACGGGTGCGTTAGCACTCATATCTGATATTTTCATATCGGGCGTCGCGGCAAAGCGTCGTGCTTCTTCACTAATTACCCCCAGCAATGTCAGTAGGGTCTGTGAAGGCTCTTTGTAGGGTAACGGCATGATGTTGTCACGCAATGCCCCAGAGGACACATCGACATCCCTAAACTCGCCCGGTGAAATCGGTGTATCGTCGCCCTTAATACGTAAGCCACGAGTTTTTAAACCGCCGGGTAAATTCGATAATGTTCCCGCATCCACCAACTGACGCGTAATGGCTGTAGCTGATTTAGCTGAGTTGCCCACCAAGTGCACCAAACCAAAACCATATGACCCAAACCCCGGTACATACTGGTAGTGCACGAAGTACTGGTTAGGCTTCTTATATACGTATTGGTCGCGCTTATTGCCTTCTGAGACTTCGGGGATTTCATCATAATTGCGACGAATAGCCAGAATGTCATTAGTCTCTTTAAGTAACGTAATAACGTATGGTAACGCAATCCCTGTAGGCTCCCCATCGGTATCTTTATCTTCAAAGCCGGGTAAGTCCACCTGCACGTGCATCTCAAGCAATGCGTGGCGGTCATCATATGTAGCGCTAAACCCAATCTCACGGTCTTTGGCGGCCTGAATACGGTCCGTCTGTATTGTGGGGGCGTCTGAAATATCTATATCATCGCGGTAAAACCCAGCTTCCTGTAACTTGGTAATCTCGAGCTTGGACTTCATCATCCTATGGGTAATACGCTCACACAGGGATATATCTGACGAACCATACGGAAGTACCACATCCTCGGCTGGCGCAAACATCGCTACTTGACGCCCTAATGTTGGGTCGAAGTACACTTTCTTAAACGCGCTACCCGCAATGGGTAAGTTCCACAACATACGCTCATGCTCTGCACGGTACTCTGGCATCTGCTCAGTTAACTGGTAATTCATGTCATTACGGACTCTTTCTGCCGCATCTGACTTCTGGCGCGTGACTTCACCTATAATCTTTGTACGTACTGGACCACTGGCTGGGAAAGTCTCCATAATAGCTTCCGCTTGAAAACGCACAGCCGCTTCAGCGATCATAGGGTGGTGTACACCGCAGGCGCCCTCCCATGGTTCAGTACGTTCCTCATACTTTAACCCCAGTAACTTAATACCTTCGGTATAGGTTTCTTCCCAATCTCTACGTGAGGCGACGTCGTTCTCATAGG